ACTCGAATGGTCGTCGTTATCGTGCTGAGACCACTCAGTATGTCTGGAGAAACGGTCTTGCAGTTAAGGATTGGAGATATGCGGCTCGTGCTTGCAACATCGACGTGTCCAACTTAGTGGCTAACTCCAGTGCGGCTGATTTGATTGACTTGTTAGATAGCCTCTCCATGTTACCTAACTCTCTTGATGCTGGCCGTCCTGTTTTCTATGTAAATAGAACAGTTTATGCAGCTTTGCGTAAACAAGCTCGTGCAGGAACCACAAGTGTTTTAGACATCGTTAAAGGCTTTAACCAGTTCGGTACACCAAGCCGTTGGATGGAGTTTAACGGTATTCCAATTCGCCGTGTTGATGCAATTCTCAACACCGAAGCTCGTGTAGTGTAATAGGAGATTAGAGAATGTACACAGACGCTTTTGGACGCTTGGCCGAAGACCAAGCAATTACGACCACTGCCAACTCTGACTATTCTTATGACCTAGAGCAAAACCGAGATTTCGGAGCTGGCGAGCCGTTGGAAGTTCTATGTTCAGTAACTGAAGCTTTTGCTGGAGGCACTAGCGTGACTCCTAGCCTGGTTGTTTCAGCGGCTGCAGGGTTAGGCACTCCAACAACTTTAGTGTCTTTACCCGCTATTGTTACTGCAAGCCTAACGCTTGGTAAACAGTTTTCTATTCCAATCCCCCGTGTCATCAAAAGCTTAGGGCTTCAGTACCTCGGTCTTGTGTTTACAGTTTCTGGAACATACACCGCTGGTAAGATCACTGCAGACATTATTCCTGCAGGATGCTCAACTGATCTTAAGTTCTATCCAGTTGGCACAACTATTAGCATCTAATCGGAGGGGATTATGGCTACGGAAAAGTTTATTGTAACTCAGAAAGCCTTTATCAATAACAGCCTCCGTAAAGAGGGGGATGTTGTTGAGATCGAGGTCTTTGATGAAAAGACCAAAACAGGCATGAGACCAGGTAAGTTTCTGAAGAAGTTCACTGAGGCTGAAACCAAACCAGCTAAAGCCTCAGCTAAGAAATCTGATACGGATTTCTAATCATGGCTTCTGCAGTTGACATCTGCAACTTAGCCCTATCGTTTGTTGGCGACAGGGCTAATGTCTCGTCTATCGACCCGCCAGAAGGTTCGGCGCAAGCTGAGCACTGCGCTCGTTGGTATCCTATAGCAAGAGACAGGCTCTTATCAGAGCATAACTGGAACTTCGCTACAAAGAGAGCAGCCTTGGCGCTGTTGTCTTCAGTCTCTATTTCTGGTTGGTCTTACGCCTATGCGATGCCAGCAGACTGCATGACTGCTATCGCAGTTATCCCAACAGATAGCGCAGGAGATTATTTATATTCCACTTCAAGTCCTCTATATCCTGAACAATATCAATATGATGATCTAACGACGATCACTCCTATTGAGTTCGTGGAAGAGACTGACTCAGATGGGACTCGTATTATCCTGACGAATCAGGAGAATGCGTATCTCAGATACACAGCCTACGTGACTGATACCACAAAGTTCCCTCCTTTAGTAATCAATGCTTTAGCTCGTTTACTATCCTCGTACCTGGCAGGAACTATTCTTAAAGGGCAAACAGGTATTAAGGTCGCTCAATCTCTGCTTCAAATATATGAAGCGGTTGATCTTCCTAAAGCAAGAGTTCATGACTCTAAACAAAGACGTTTACGCACAGACCTAACCGCACCTTGGCATAGGGACAGATGATATGGCAGCCCCTATCTATCTCCGCAGTTTTGCAGGAGGAGAACTCTCTCCTCAGTTCTACGGGATGGTGCAAGACACAAAGTTTCAGACAGGCTTAGCCCTTTGCAGGAACGCTATCATCTTACCTCACGGCCCTGTTCAAAACCGTACAGGAACCGCACTGGTTCGTGAGACTAAGGACAGTACTAAAAGAGCAAGACTCATTCCTTTTCGCTATAACTCAGAGACATCCTATGTCCTTGAGTTTGGACACAATTATATAAGATTTCATACTCTCGGGGCTACAGTATTGTCAGGAGGAAGCCCTTACGAAGTAGTTACTACCTACACGCAGGATGAAGTCTTTGATATTACTTACATTCAAAATGCAGAAACACTAACTCTGTGCCATCCTAACCATCCTCCGGCAGAGTTGGTGTATTCTGCACCTACATCGTGGGCATTGAACAACATAGTTTTCGGCTCACTTCTATCAGCGCCTACGGGGGTCAGTGCGACCGCAACCGCAGGTACTGGAACCCCTGTAAACATTGACCACACCTATAAGGTTACTGCAGTAAATGGAGCAGGATTGGATGAGTCTTTACCCTCCAGCTCAGCTACTTGTAGTAATGACCTCTTATTAGACGGGGCTTACAACACGATTGATTGGTCTTCAGTTTCAGGGGCAGCAAGATATAACGTCTATAAGCTATATAGGGGGCTATATGGATATATTGGTCAAACTGATGCTATCACGTTTGTTGATGATAACATTGCTCCTAATTTATCTATTACTCCCCCTATCGACAATACGCCCTTTGGCTCTAGTAATAACTATCCAAGAGCAACAAGCTATTATCAGCAACGTAGGGTCTTTGCTGGAACAAACAACAAACCCGTTACCACATGGATGACTCGATCAGCTACAGACAACTCGCTGACTTATTCATTACCAAGCCAAGCGGATGATGCTATTGAGTTCACAATTAAAGGACGACAAGCCAGCCGCATACAACACATAGTTCCCTTCATCTCACTACTTGTACTTACTACTGAAGGGGAGTGGGGGATTGACGTTTCAGACGGCGTTGCTACAGCTAACCCACAATCGTATATTGGGGCTAACAATGTTCAACCCACGGTTATTAATACTAATGTTATCTACGCTACTAATCGTGGCGGCCATCTACGTGAACTCGGGTATTCATTCCAAGATAATGGTTTCGTTACTTCAGACCTTTGTCTCAGAGCCACACACCTCTTCGATGGAGATGAAATAGTCGATATGTCCTTTAGTAAAGCGCCGTATCAGATCAATTGGGCGGTTAGCTCAAACGGGTCGCTTTTAGGATTGACTTATGTTCCAGAGGAGAAGGTCGGTGGATGGCACCAACACACTACACTTAACGGTTCCTTCGAAAGCGTTTGCGCTGTGCCAGAGTCAGGGGAAGACGTTGTTTATGTTATCGTCAATAGAACTCTCAATGGCTCCAGTTACAGGATGGTTGAGTATCTCAAGCCACGAAATACTTCAGTCCAAAACCAAGCCTTCTTCGTCGATTGCGGAGGAACTTATTCAGGAGCCGCAACCGATACAATCACAGGACTTGATTGGCTTAATGGTGAAGAAGTATCAATCTTCGCAGACGGAGCCGTACACCCATCTCAAACCGTGGTTTCAGGAACTATAACACTGGATTACGAGGCTTCCGTGGTTCATGTCGGACTCCCAATAGTTTGCGACATTCAGACCCTTCCTATCTTAGAGATGGAAGAAGCCGATGTTAAGAATATCAACGAAGCATGGATGAGAGTGTTTGAAAGCTCAGGCATCTTCGTTGGGCCAGACGAAGACAGTTTAGTGGAGCACAAGCAAAGAACTACAGAGAGTTTAGATACGCCTCCCGCCTTTTACACAGGAAAGATAGAGCTAGATTTATTCCCGTTCTGGAACAACGAAGGGCAAATGCTGATCAGGCAAACAGACCCTCTTCCTTTGACGGTGTGCTCGATAAAAATAAAAGTATCTGACGGAGGTTAGTATGGTGATGACTTACAATTTACCCAACGGCACAACGTCTGCCCTTGGTTCAGGCTCTTCTATTACCCCAGGATTATTCATGGGCGGTACAAGTGCTTTCGCAAGCGCCATATCTGCTTACGGCCAAGCGTCTTTATCAAGAGATGCTTACGCTTTCCAAGCTGAAATAGCAGCTTTTAATTCAAGAATCGCTGATATGAAGGCGAGATATGCTAAACAGGCTGGTATTCAACAGGAAGTACAACACAGATTAAAAGTTGGACAACTAAAAGGAAAGCAACGCAGCGCTCTTGCTTCAGGCAACATCGACATTACAAGCGGTACTGCAGCCCGTGTATTGGACAGTACAGACGTAATGGGGGAGATAGATGCTATAACCATCCAGGCGAACGCTTTAAAGGCAGCTTGGGGGTACAGCACAGAAGCTGCTAACTATACTAATGACAGCATTGCCTATTCATCTGCAGCAAAAGCCACATCGCCTAGCCAAGCTGCTTTTACCTCTTTGCTTGGTAGCGCTAATCAAGTGGCCTCTAAGTGGTACGCAAAACCTAAAGCAGATAGCTTTGGGTCTTTCGACGAGACTCAGTACCTACAAAACGCTTGGAGGAGCTAACATGCCTACCGTTCCAAAGTATGATAACCTTACGGTTAGTGAGAATAATATCTCTGGCGGGTTCCGTTTTACCACCGCAGATAAAGCAGCTCAGATCACACAAAACCAAGGCACAGCAATAAGCCAAGGCTTTCAGGCGCTCGGGGATACTGCAATTAAAATTCGTGAGCAGACTGAGCAAAACGCCAGAGAGCTTAAAGTAGCAGACAGGCTTAATCGGTTTTATCGAAGAAAAATGGAGTTAGAGTTCGGAACCCCCGACGCTCCTGATTTCGGGTTTAGGTCACAAAAAGGCGAACAAGCCCTTACCAGAGAGTCAGGGTTGCCTTTGCCTGATGAATACACAGGAAGGCTTCAGGAGTATGCTGAAGAGCTTGTGAACGAATCTCAAGACCCGTTAGAGCGCAAGGCTTTCACCATGAAGGCCGCAGACCTCCTCAAGAGTTTTCACGGAGATGCTCAGAAGCATTACATGGGGGAGTTCAACGCTCAGACGGTATCGGTTCGTCAAGGAACCGCAGATTTAATGGTAGAAGCAGCCACACAGCATTGGGGACAGCCAGATAGGGTAGAAGCTATTGCCTCTAGTGGGGTAGCCGCTATAGTAGATCGTAACCGCATACTAGGGAAATCGTCAACAGAAACACAAATGGATGTGCTTAATTACAAAAGCACAATCAACTCTAATGTCGTGAGAAGCGCACTGCTTAACGATCAAGTGGATTTCGCCAAGTTGTATTTTGAACAACAGTCCGGCAAAAAAGGCTTTAAGGCAGATGACATTCTGAAGCTACAGAGAGAGATTACAGATAAGTACGACAATCAATTAGCTATTGATGCAGGGAATAGGGCAGTGGCCAGGTTGAGTAGTTCAATCCCTGGTAGCTCAAACTACGATCTGACTCTTGCCTACGATACTATAGCTGTTAACGCTGAGTCTGGCAACCGACAATTCGACGATAAAGGCAATACTCTCACTTCTCCTAAAGATGCTTATGGCGCAGGGCAAGTCAGAGAGATAGCGGCCAAGGAAGTGGCTAATCGTTTTGGTGTTACTTATGACTTGGATAAGCTGAAGACTAATAAAGAATACAATTTGATGATGGGGCGATTATATTTCCAAGCGCAGATGGAAGATTTCGGTTCGCTCGACAAAGCTTATGCAGCTTACAATGCAGGGCCAGAACGCCTATCCTCTGCCTTGAAACAAGCCAAGAAGGAAGGCAAGGACTGGCTCACATTAATGCCCGAGGAAACCCAAAACTATGTAACTAAGAACGTAGCTGCTTATGAATCCCGTGTCTCTGGAGGCACGAAACGTCAAGAGGTTCCTAGCTACATAGACCTGGAGAATAACATACTTCAGGAGATGGGGCCAAACCCAACAGCTCAACAAGTGAAGTTAGCCAGGACACAGGCAGCCTATCAACACAAGACAATGCTGGAGCAGCATAAGTTCAATAAAGAAGAAGCCCTGATGGGTTCCTATCAATGGCTTATGCAAAACGACTACAACTACAACGCTTTACCAGCCAGCTATAAGTCTCAGATGCTCAGATATGCACCAGACAAGATGGATGAGCTGATCAGGTTCTCAGAGTCTGGCAAAAACGGAGTACAGGTGACGAATCCTGTCACATTTATGCAACTCATGTTGCACCCCGAAGAGCTTAAGAAGCTATCCCCAAGCGATGTTATTCGCTCGACCGTGGACTTCAGACCTTCTGACAGAAACATTGTAGTTAATAAATACAATGCTTTAAGAGAAGAAGAGGGCAAAGCACAGACTAAAATCAGAAACACTGAGAATGACATCAACATGACGGCCATTAGAGAAGCCATCAATCCTTGGTTCGATTCGATGGGGATTAATCGAAAGGATGACGCAGAGCGCATGGGGCTGGTGACACAGTTTGTCACAAACAGAATAGCTAATGAGCAAGGTCTTTTAAAACGAAAGCTCGACGATAAAGAGATACTGACCCGAGTCAATGAGATGTTCACAAACACCTCAACGGCAGACGCTTGGTTAGGTTTCTCTACCACTGGAAAAAGAACACTTTCAATGAGTTATGGAGACATACCTAACTCTGAGACAGACATTATCGAGAGTAGCCTCAAAGCCTCTGGTGTTGATAACCCCACCAAAAATGACGTTCTTAGAGAATACTTTCAAAGAGAGTTTATAAGGAATAAGAACAAGAGGAGATAACAATGGCAATCGTCGTGCCTCAAACTAATGAAGATCAGTTTAATAAGCAAGTTGAGGAGGCGAATAAAACACTGCCAAAACCTCTTCAATTCTCAATGACTCAAGCCGCAGACACCAGCCCTCAGCAGTTTGCAGGGGAGCTGGAGTTAGCTGAAAAGACTAACACCCCTGTTAATGCGGTTCAATCCAATTATGAAGCAGTTAAACGACAAGCTGCTTCCATTGGGTATGACTATGAGCAACTTAAAAAAGCATCCCCCGTTACGGCCAAGTTTCTTGAAGACGAGATAAACGCCAAGTTAGCCCATGATGATGTAAAAGAGCTAGACAGATTAGAACAACAGTACGGTTCTTGGAGACAGTTCAAAGGGCCAAACCCATCGGCAATCTCCATAGCTAGGGGTCTTATCACTGATGTTACCGAGGGGCTATCGAGCACCCTATCAGGGTTAAAGATGCAGGGGTATGACCTGTTAGGAGCACCAGTATCTCAGTTCATGGCTCAACGAGACTATGAGAAGAGCCAAGCGCAGATAGGCTTCAACACCCCTGCCTTCGAATCCTCAACCGCTCGTGGGGTTTACGGAGGGGTATCAAGTCTTCTGCAGAACGCCCCAGGACTAGCAGCATCCATTGCTACTGGAAACCCCTTGCCAGGGTTAGGCATACTAGGGGTTCAAACCCAATCACAAGCCTATGGTAAGTACCGATCTCGTGGAGCCTCACCAGCAGAAGCCCTGATAGGGTCAACTGGAGAAGGGGCTGTAGAGGTTGGAACCGAACTTTTGCCTATGAGCTTCTTAGTGAAGAACTTGGGGCGAGCTGGCTTTAAAGAGTTTCTTACAGGCATGTTAGGTAGAGAAGTTCCAGGCGAGCAGATCGCCACTTTTCTTCAGGATGCTTTAGACACAGCTATCGCTAATCCCGAAGCGACGTGGAATGACTTTATAAATTCAAGAGGCGAGAGAGCTTATGAGACTCTGATCTCAACGATTACGCAGTCCTCTCTTATGGGTGGGTATAATCAGCTTATGCAGTCCAAAGAGCAATTGGCCGAAGCGCAAACAACAGCAGCCGAGATCAACGATCTGATGGATGTAGCCAGTGAAGCCAAGCTGAGCCAAAGGCATAAGGGGCGATTCAAAGACTTCTTGGAAAGCAATGGCGGCGAGGATGTTTATATTAGTCAGGAGGCATTAGATGAATTATTACAAACGCATGGCAGAGATGCAGTTAATGTCTTCGAACAAATGCCTAGCTTTGAAAAAGCCCGTAGTGACAGCATTCTTACAGGGCAAGATATTGCCCTCCCTATATCTGAAGTACTTACATACGCATCAAAAACCAACATTCAAGAAGAGCTTATTCGCCATCTGCGAACCAACCCCGCACAACCAAGCCTAGCTGAGTTAGAATTACAACAGTCAGACCTTGAGCAGACCACACAGTTTGTACAGGAGGGGAAAAATGTTGAGAACCCAGATCAGGCGAGCCAACTTGATACAGCGACAGAGGCAATCCAGAATAACATATCAGCTCAACTCGAAGCCGCAGGGTTCGAAGCCAGCACTGCGAAGGATACCGCCTTGGGTGTTGCAAGGGGCATTGCGGTTATGGCGCAGCGCTCAGCGCCTCAGAACATCGTGGAAGAAGCGAACAGAATATGGAACGAATACAACCTCACTATTAATCAGGTAGTAGGAGGTTTAAACGACGGGACTTTTCTTGAGCAGAAAGACCGTGGTCAGATCGACTTGACTAATCGTAATGCAATCGCTATTAACCTGTTTAACAACAGAGACTTAAGCACTGTTTTCCACGAGTCTGGTCACTTTTATTTAGAAGTCATGTCTGACCTGGCTAAACGCTCTGAGTCTGACACACAGATCAAGAGCGATTTTGAGGCATTAGCTAAAGCCTTCAACTTCGACCCACAAACCTTTTCTGGTCAAACTATTGACCAGAAGCGAGACGTGCATGAGAAGTTCGCAAGATCATTGGAAGGATACTTACTTCGTGGTGAAGCCCCCACAGAGAAACTACGCAAAGTGTTCAGACGCTTCAAAGAGTGGCTCAAGCAAGTGTACCGAAACGTCAGAGATGGAAAGTCCAGCATAAACAAAGAGTTGAACATCAACCTCAACGAAGAAGTCAGGTCAGTGTTCGACCGCATATTTGCAACAGAACAAGAGCTGAACATGGTGAGGAACGAGTTAGACTTCACCCCCATGTTTACCAATCGCTTTGATCTTGGCATGACTGAGGATGAGTACATTGCTTATGCCAAAGCAGCGAAGGATGAGATTGGCCAGCAAGAAGAGAACTTGGCTAAGAAGCTCATAGCCGCTGAGACTAAGACCAGAACCAAAGAGTTTAACGATGAAGTATACGCTGAGACTAAGAGGGTTCAGGAAGAAGTCGCAGCTTCTCAGGCAGCGCAGTCTTTCGAGATGCTCACTACTGGAGAGGTCAGACTCGACAGAGAAGAGTTGGTCGACCTGATTGGCAACGATCTAACGAAGATGCTGCCAAGAGGTAAGTCCCCTATCTACACAGCAGATGGCTCAGGGTGGAACTTGGATAGTGCAGCAGGGATGCTTGGCTACAGAAACCCCGACGACATGGTAGATGATCTTCTCGGGTACAGGGAAAAGCGCAGTAAGCAGTACGCCAAGAACGAAGCTTATAAGCGTGTTCGCTCTCGCATTCAAGACCCGATGGTTGACGGCTCGATCACTCAAGAAGCTATCGACTCTCTGCACACCAGCAAGAGAGCTGAGCGATTAGCCTTAGAGCACAGAGCTATTCTTAAAGCTCAGCAGACTATGGAAGGGGCTATGGCAGCAGTTCAGCGTCAAGCCAAGAAAGAGCAGGACTACCAAGCCCGTTGGATGGAAGCTGAAAAGAACTTGCTCATCGAGATTGAGCGGGGAGTGAATCGTGAGCGGATAGCGGAGCTTAGAAGAGAGATCAAAAACCTTAAAGATCAAGCTCGTGAAGAGAAGCGTTTAGCTAAAGCCAGCACTCATATTATTACTAATCAAGAGGTGAGACAACAGGCAATTGAGTACCTGGAGAGTATCACTTTAGACGAGATCAAGCCTTACACGTTTTTAGTATCAGAGCGCAAATACAGCAGACAAGCCAAAGATGCTTTGATTAATAAAGACTATTACCAAGCAGGAAGGGCTAAGTACTTGGAGCTGTTGAACAACCATCTGTATGCACAATCTATTGCTATGCAGAAGGAGGCGGCTAAGCGCTTCAAGCGTCTTCGCTCATTCAATAAGAAGTCAGTTAGGGAGCGTATAGCCAAAACAGGCAGAGCAGGAGCCAACCATCTTGGTCAGATTGATAACTTGTTGATCTCATGGGGGTTAAGAAGCCCAAGTGAAGGGGAGTTGTTAGCGAATCAGACTTTGGCCGAGTACCTGGATGAGCAAGAACTTAAAGGGTTTAATCCTGATATTGAGATTGAGCTGTTAGATACAAGTCGGGTTAGGCAACCAGGTACGCTGAACGTGAATGAGTTAAGAGCTTTGGATGATGCAGTGCAGTCAATCTCTAAGCTGGCAGGGATGCAGAACACTGTGCTTGATGAGAACATTCAGATCACCCTTGCTCAGATGAACGACAAGCTCAGAGCTAAAGCCGAAGCCTCTCTATCCAAGAACAAGAGACCGATTGATTTGACTACACTATCTGCTAAACAGAAGACGGCCAGTTTCTTCAACGGAGTGGATGCCAAGAACTTACCTATCAGAAGTATGGTTGAGTTACTCGATGGAGGAGAAACAGGCCCTTGGCATGACTACGTGCTTAACCGCTTATACAATGCGGGGGATGAGTATGTCAGGTTCAGAGGTGAGATCGGAGCTAAACTGGACGAAGCTCTTCAAAAAGCATTTGGCGACAACCCTAAACTGTTAGAAGATCAGTTTCAGACACCGTTCGATGAGTTCCCTGTTAGCCGCAAGTATATTATCTCTGTGGCGCTTAACCTCGGGACTCAAACAGGATACGACAGAGTAGTCAACAGCACAGGGCTGTCAGAGTCTCACATCCAAGAAGCGCTGTCTCATCTTAGCAAAAAGGACTTGGAATATGTTCAGGATGTATGGAACATATTAGAGCCGATGTTTCCAAGATTGGCAGAGCATCATATTAAAATGGGAGGGATAGCTCCAGAGAAGCTACCCGCTCGTGGTTTTAGTGTCGTACTGGAAAGCGGAGAAACAGTTGAATTGCAAGGGGGGTATTACCCACTGAAGACAGACACTCAGCTCGATGATCGAGCACAAGTCGAAGAGAATAAGGAACTGGCTGCATTAGCAGCAGGAGGTATAATCCGCTTCGCTACTAAACGAGGGCAGTTCAAGAGCCGTGTCAAAAACAGCCGTCCAATCTTGTACAACTTTGAGTATGTTCTGTCCAGGCATATCACTGAAGTAATTAAGGATGTGACACACCGAGCTGTACAGATTGACCTTCAGCGGGTACTCAACTCTCCTGCTATTAAGACTACTATTAACGAGCGTCTTTCCCCCGAGCATAGGGCAGCGATGCTAGAAGCCTTGGATGCTGTGATCACAGACGGGCTTATTGACCCTGCATTCAGAACTCAGGTAGGGCTTGAACGCATTGCTGGTAAGCTCAGGGGGAACATGGCCGCAGGGATGATCGGGTATAAGGCAGGAACCGCATTAGTCCAGCTTGTCAACTTCACTAACGGGGTTGAGCGTATCGGCGCAGGGTGGATGTGGAGAGGGGTACAGGAGACTTACGGAGGGCTGAACCCTATTGGTCAATTCATGAACGCTTTGGAAGAAGTGAACAGTGAGTCGCCATTTATGTCCAGAAGACTGTACAACATTGACCGAGACATTATGGATGAGTTCAGAAAGGTCAATCGTTCCAAACTGCGTAACAACTATGAGCAGCTCAAGCTTTTTGGATTATCCATGCCTGGTTATGCCGAGCGTATTGTTAGTGTGGCTACCTGGAAAGGGGCTAAAGCCAAAGGGTATGCTGAAGGGTTAAGAGGTAAAGCTCTGATTAATTATGCCGATGATGCTGTACGAGCAGCTTTCGGTTCAGGGGAGACAGTTGATCTAACGTCAGTCACTCGTCGTCAGGGCGCTGTCAGACTTATGACTATGTTCGCTACTCCTCTCGTTGCTCAGTACTCCCAAGTATCCAAAGGTCTTAGAAGAGCGGTTGATGACCCGAGTCGCATTCCAGCGCTCATCAACACCATCATTCTGACCACGGTGCTTCCTGGGGCTATGATCGCCTTGCTTAAAAGGCGTGGGCCTCACGAATGTAGTAGCGACGACCCAATGTGCTATGCACGTTGGGGAGCCGCCACAGCTTCCGCATCCTTAATGGACTTACACTACGGAACCCGTATGGCTTCGAGTGTTGTGGAGTCTATCATCAAAGGCGACAATCCAAGAGACCCTAACATAAGCCCCTTTGTGAGCATTGCCAATCAGGTCGTTCGTTCTAATTACGCTATTTTTTCTGAACTCGCTCAAGGCGATGCGCCGAGCGCAGAACAGCTTTTCTATGCTTTCTCAGCCGATGCGACTCTGCTTGGGCTACCAGGCGCTCAACAGATCGCTATTTCTGGTAGCTTCATGGCAGACTTAATGGAAGGCAAAACCTCGTTCGGAGAAGACCCGATTGGCGTTCTGATCAAGAAGCCTAAAGAGAGGTAGGTCGCATAGATTAGGCTTTTAGTCCCATAACCTTAGTAGTGATCACTGAGGTTATGAACTATGACTATTTCATCTGAAGCTACTCGTAAAGCAGGGCCGTACTCGTGTAACGGCGCTGTAGTTACGTTCTCGTTCAGTTTTAAAGTATTTGCTCAGACAGACATTGTAGTTACCTTGCTAAACTCGGTCAATGTTGAGAGCGAACTCACTTTAACAACTGACTATACCGTCTCCTTGAATGCTGATCAAAACAGCAACCCAGGAGGGAGCATAACTACAACAGCCACGTATGCAAGTGGCAACACTATCACTCTCTCCAGTGAAGTACCTTTTTTGAATGAGTTAGACCTGACTAATGCAGGAGGTTATTACTTAACCGCATTGAATCAAGCATTGGATAGGTTAACTATTCTAGCCCAACAGGTAAGGGATACGTCGAACAGAACTCTGCTATTGTCCATAACCTCAGCAAGCTCAGTAGACTTAACCTTACCAACCCCTTATGGTAACTCCGTTATTGGATGGAACACAGACGGAGATGCGCTGACCAATTATCCCCTCACTGAGTTAGGGGATGCACCAAGCCTTCAAGCACTGTTAGGGGCTTCAGAAGGCTCGACTCTCATCGGTCATGATGAGATCACATTAGCAGAAAAGCTAAACGAGATGGTCTCAGCAGACCAGTATGGAGCGGCAGGGGACGGGGTCACTGACGACTCTACATACTGGCAAAACTTAGTCACAGACCAAGTAAACTCAGTAGCGTATGGTACGGGAGGTAAAACCTATAAGATTGGCACAGCCATCAATCTCCCTATCACCAGAGGGGCTGATCTCACTATAGACGGTAGAATGTGTACGTTTAAGCCGTCTGGCACTTCTTTCTTATTTCAATGCTCCGACCTCGATCTGGATGGCAGCGGATTCATCAATACTACCGCTGGAGATTTCAACACTACTGTAGTTTCTGGCGCAACTAACGCTAGTAGGCAAGTTGTTTTGACTACCGTAACAGGGCTATCTGTAGGCGATATTTGTATGGTTCATGCGGATAATGACCCGACAGAACAACCTTATAACTATCCAGCGGCGTGGCGTAAGGTGCTGGCAATCGACACTGGCACTAAAACAGTTACTCTTGATACTCCATTTGAGTTCGCTTACACAGGGACAATCTACTTCAAAGCCTGGACAGGCTTAAAAGGCACTTTG